CTCGTCGCTCGTTCTTTGCAGCTTGCTTTTGACTTGCGACTCTAGAGAACATACCTCGCTCTCCTGATCGGGACTCGTATAAACTTTTCCACTCATTTAGGAATGCCTCAAAGTCTGGCTTCTCAGTATAACACGCACTGTTGTTTGCTAGTCCTCGTTGAGGATTGTCTTGCCACCACTGTCCTGACTTGCATCGTCTGAGTCTATCGTCAGTGAGGTTACTAAGACTGATGAGAGCGGACCTTCTAACTCCTCCGACGACAACGATTTGTGCAATCTTACAGCAGATATCGTGACACTCGATGGAGGAAAGCTTACGTCCAGCAGCCTCCCTAAAGATTTCAGTGGTAAATTTAAAGAGGTCAACAAGAGGATCCGGACCAGACGCTCTACCTCCAAAGGTTTTAAGGGCTGACCCCGCAAGTCGTACTCCACTGATGTCCCATTTTGGAAGCTGACCTGAATAGAGCAAGCTGATAAGTTCTCGATATGCTTTAGCCCATCCAATTTTGCTGTCAGCGACGTGTATAACGGTATCGGTGTCATGAAATTCCTCTGCTACTTCTGGTAGTTTAGATACGTACTGTCGTTCAACAGAGAAACCTACGCCTGTACCGCACATCAGCACGTACATCATCTCGTCAAACGCTTTAGGGTGGTCGATAGGTAGGTAGCTACAGTTGAAGCCAGCTACGTTGTCACGGTCAAGAGCGTCACCAGCAGTCATCAACGCTCTCATGCTAGGCATAACACCCATGTCATGAATGTCTGCAAAGATACCGTTAGCCTGCTCTAGTGTTAGCTTACCCTTCTCAATCCAGAAGTTTAAGTAACGGTCAATTGTTTCTTCCCAAGTCTCACGACGTTGTTCCTCTGGTAGGTAACGTGCGTAGCGGGACTTGTGAATGTATTGTTGATAGGCATCCATCAAGATTGTACCTCTCTGTCAATTAGTAGTTGTATGTAGTGCAGGGCTTTACGTAGATCTTCAAGACCGTTCTTGTCACGCCAGCGGGTAATGTACTTTACCACGTTAGCCTCACACCAATCAAGGTTATTGTCAATAATAAAGTCAATAGGTTGAATGTTATAACGTGAGTAATGGTTGCCGCCCACTTGTCTTTTACGTGCATTGTCCCACTCCTGCGGTAATGCGTTGTCAATACTCATCCGTACTTTCTCCTAAGATAATTCATACTTACAGGTAGCTCATCAAACGATCCGTCATTTACCTCGTTGAGCATCCATATTCCAGACCAGCTACCGTTCGTTTGTGGGTTTAAGTAGTCTTCATCATGGTTGTAATAAATACCAGCAAACAATCCAGTGATGTTACTACCGTCTGCTTTACGTGCGTAGGCTATGTCTCTGTCTTGGACATGCCCCATGATGCACGACATGAACTTCTTTTGCAACATGAGCTTTGCACAGGTTACTGGTCTGCCCATGACTCCGCTAGTGAAGTAGTGACAGTACGCGATACCGTCGATGATGATTGGCTGTAAAAAAGGCACAACTTCCCATCCTCCTTGTTCCAATTGGAAGTCATCATATGACATCAGCCCTTCTAGTTTTGCATCAGTCTCAATTGCTCGTTCGATGCGTTGCTCGTGATTACCTAACAAGAACACCATACGTGGGTTCCATGTTTTCTTCTTGTGAAGGCGCAGTCTGCGTTGCTCCTCAAGTATCGGTTTCATGAACGCCCACATAGCACGCTTACCAGCTTCAATGTCGTTGACGTAACGTCTACCCTCGAACGACTTCTTCCCAACGTCATAGCTACTGAGACTTGGCATGTCCCAGTGATCCCCCAGATGAATGATAACGTCAGGTTTAGTTGCGGCAGCGTACCGACCAGCCCAGTACAGGTGGTCAACAGGCATGTTAGGTTTTACTTGCGTGTCAGGTATTACAAGATGTCTAGTCATAGCTTCTTACTCCATCCAGCAGGACAAGTCTCCAACGTGTACCATGTGAAGCCTTGCTTTTCTGCCCATTCTTGCATGGTGTATTTTGTCCCGTCACTTCTACGTCTTGCTCCGGGCATTGCTGTTCTTGGATTTTGAAAAATGAATACTAACTCTTCAAAGTCACCAAGACTTGCTCTTACGTCTACATACTTCCTTGCTTCAGCGCGATCCCTGAATCTTCCTTTAGCTTCGATGTACAGCGTACCTACACCGTCGTGATAAATGAAGTCAGGCTCATACGTTTTAACTTGCGTGTATGTAAGACCTTCAGAGTGGTACTCACACTGCTTAAGCTTTTGATGCAAGTCGTATTCAAACCAGCTATCAAAGCCTCTAGGTAGACTACGTTTCGTTCTCTTCACTTGGTCTTTCCCATAGTTGATTAGGTTTACGACGTAACCAGAGCAGCCTAGCGTTCTCAATGACACGCTCTTCAGACTCTAACAACTCAACACACTTGTTGAACATCTCTATCTCTGACAGTCCTTCAAGGATCTTCTGAGACTTCTTATCACCAATACCATACACACCGACAATGTTATCAGCTTTGTCACCCATGATGATTTGACGATAGAAGAACAGTAACCCTTCCTCTTCATTAACAGATGTTAATTCACGCTTGTTGAAGTTGTAGTGTCTGCACGGTACTTGCTGGAAGTCCTTATCAAGACTGACAATGATGCTGTCAGGGATGGCGGTAGCATCGATAGCAATCAAGTCATCAGCTTCCTCATCTTCTGATACAACAGCATTCCACTCTTCGATCAAGTATTCACGTATTGCTTGCAAGTGTACAGGCTTTTCTTTGTCCTTACGATTACCTTTGTAAGGCGCAGTAACGGCTACATCATTACGAAAGTTACCCTTACCTGTTAGGTAAACACGGTAGTCTGGTTCGCCATCTATTTGTGTGTATAGATCACTGATCAGATCAGATAAGAAACTGCCCGTAGTATAACAGGCAGTCTTAACTGACTCGTCGTTGCACTTAAATGCACAACGATAAGCTACGATGTCACCGTCAACAAGGATCACAACGCTTCCGCTTCAGAGACAGAATTATCTGTATACTCGATCAACTCCGTAACCTTCATCTTGATCATCGATGGTGAGCGACCTGTGCCAACAGACCAATCGTAGTAGCCTACCACTGCTACTGCTTGTGAGCCGTTAGCGATGAGTACATCTTCAGGTATTTCCACACCGTTCTCGTCTGTCAACCGCATAGGGTTCTTAGACTTCATGGTGATGAAGAACTCGCGCTCGTCACCTTTGTTGCTAGGTGCAATACCCATCTCTTCAATGGCCTCAACAGCTTTCTCGCTGAGGTTGCCAAGCTGCACTTGGTACTTGTTACTGTACTTGTTGAGCTTGTTACGCTCGCACCAGTAAACAGTTCCGCGTACAGTAATGGGTGGTAGTTTGTTAGCTGTCATAGATTTCTCCTAGTGAGTTTCAGCCCAATTGTTGCCTACTCGATATTCGCCGTCCAATGGACACCGTAGGCCAAGCGTCTCTCCGGCGATTCTGATTGAGCGCACACCGATACGTCCGACTGTATCCGCATAGTGCGCTGGTGTTTCTATCTGCCACTCGTCATGTACGTTGGCTACAAATTTGTGTGGGATGTTACGTAGTTTATCTGCTAAGTGTATCAGCGCCTGCTTCATAACGCAAGCCCCTGCGCCCTGTAAAAGTGTATTCAATGCGGCGTGTTGTGATCTTACTCTGAGCTTTCGTCCGTCGAGGCCAGCAAGTATGCCAGACTGAGCCTGTCCGTCAGTTCTTCTTCTAAGTTCTTCAAGAGCAGGCGTGTTGTGTAGAAATCTCTCTTTAAGCCTTCTTCCAGTGCCGCTATTTCCTCCAACGATAGCTCCGATCTTAGCATCTCCGGCCCCATACAAAAACGCATATATGAATGTCTTTGCGAGAGGTCTTGTCTCAAGTCCCGCAGCTCGTTGATTAGCTGTATGAATATCGCCATTGAGGATTTCATTTGTGTAGTCATCGTCGTCCATGTAGTGAGCCAACATGCGTAGCTCTAATCCGCTGGCGTCAATGCCAACAAGTACGTTACCTTCATCTACAGTCCAGCATGATCGACACTCGTTACCGAACGGTGCAGACACCGCAGGAACCTGAGCCATGTTAGGTGATTGATGTGTCATGCGTCCCGTCACAGCTCCGTTGGTGATTACTCTACCGTGTACTCTACCATCGTCCTTGACAGCTTTCAACCACGAATCGATCTGAGCTACTCGCTTTTGCAGCATCATGTAACGTGCAACAGCCTTGGCTTCGGGAAGATTTATCCCATCAAGTACCTTCTCGTCAACGATGATGTTACCCTTCTCAGTCTTCTTGTCGAACTTTACACCAAGACCTTGCAGTCGCTCTGCAATCTGCTTACGTGAACCGGGATTGAATGTTGTTACCTTGTCCTTCAGTCGCTTGCCTGTCTTCTCTGACCAGCGTTCTTCAACGATAGGCGGGAAGATAGACTGTAGCTCTGCTTCAATGTTGTTCATCTCGAACATGAGATCCATCATCAACTTCTCTGCAAAGGGTACGTCAAGCTTGAAGCCGTTGCGTTCCTGCTCAGTCACGATCCAACCTACACGATGCTCAAGATCAATAGCCTGTTGTGAGAAACCTTCCTTGCGTAGCTGTAGTTCAAGCCACTGATGCACACGCTCAGTCAGCTCAACATCCGCTATACAATACTCGATCATCTCGTCAGTCAGTCCTCCGTCGTAGTCTGTGAAGTCGATCTTTCCTGCACCACCGAGTACGCTACCCCAGTTACGGAGCGAATGGCCTCCTTCTGCCGAAGGGTTATAGAGTCTTGAGAGGTAGAGTGTATCCACGACCCTAGTAGGATCAACATGTACACCCCAAACACGGTCAAGCACACCAACATCGAATCCGATGAGATTATGTCCCACAACTTTCTCAGCTTCATACAAAGTCCTCTGCAAAGTACTGGCTGTAGTGTGTACTTGGATGTTGTTCTTCACCTTCGTAACGGCACACCAGATCGTTGAGTGATCCAAAGTAGTTTCGATATCCAAGTAACAGATACTCATAGTACGCCTCGTTTAGTTCATCTTGTTTAGGATTAGGAAGTTTGTGGTGCATCTCCGTCAACTGTTCCTGTTCCAATATCCAATTCCCAATCTTGCTCATGGTATATCATCTCCTCTATATCTGCGAGTGTTCGTAGATCAGCACGATCAACAACGTCACCGTCGTCTAGCGTAACAGCGAAGCACCTGTTGCACAAGTCTACAAACTCTTGGCTAATAGCATACCGTCTTGTCGCTTCGTAGTCTGTTAATTCTACGTCACACGCTTTACATCTCACAAGGGTTTCTCCTCAACTTCATCTCGCTGTGTTAGTCGTCCTGTTGCCTCGTTATAGAACACCTCACACGCCTTGCCTGTCTTACCAGTATATCGGTTCTTCAATACACGTAACACGGTCGTGTTCTTGACAATTGGATCGTCAGCCTGACTGTTACGTTCAGCACCAATGACCGCATCAGAGAGCTGTGCAATCGAGGCAGAGCCACGTAACATACCCAAGCTAGTCACCGCACCGTCCTCCAACTGCTTGCCTTCTGGTCTGCGAAGGTGACTAACAAGGAACATACAGATGTTCATCTCCTGCACAAATGTTCGCAGCTTTGTCATGATCATGTCAAGTGCACGGCGTTCATCCCCGTTGCTTTGGTCGGACACCAGTATTGATACGTGATCCAGCACGATGAATCTAACGCCAAGTACCTTCACAAAGTACCGCATCCTGCCCAGTACGTTTTCTATCTCGTTACTACCGAAGTGTTCCCACAGATAGACACGGTTCTCATAGTCCATCGTATCGTACACAAGGTCGATGTCCTGATCGTCATACTCACAGTCAGGTAGGTGGATAGGCTTGTTCAGTTCAAGACCAACAAGACCGCGCATGGTACGTTCAGGTGTCTCCTCAAGAAACATCAGACCAAGGTTATCCTCTGACTGCGCCATGATGGAGCTAACAATCTCACGCAGAAGGGTACTCTTACCTAGTCCTGAGCCTGCACAGATCGTAACCAGCTCTGCCATACGTATACCGTACAGGTGCTTGTTCAGTCCGTCGAACGGGTACTGTACCTTCGCCTTGGCGAGTGGCTTCTTGATCAGCTCACGTAGCTCACCAGCACCTACGATACCTTCGGGTGTGTACGGTTGAGCAGACCACCACGCTTTGGTGTACATCTCTGAGTCGTTGTTGGATAGGTAGTCACACGCATCCTTGTAGCCGTTAACGTGCTTAACAATCCTTGCTTTGTTACCGAACAGATCAGCACACTCCTTCGAAGCTTTCTGTCCCGGCT